CCGTCGCGTGGACAGGCCCAGAAGCGGCGAAAGTCGCGCGCCAAGTCCTCGGCGCTGGCCGTGGCCGACAGCTACGCGGCCGAGGCGGTGGCCGGCAACGTGTCGCAGCGCGTGAAAGCCATGGCGTCGCGCTACCTCGACGAGCGCCGGCACGGGTCGGGCGTGGTCTGGGACGGCGAGCGCCTGGACGAGCTGGTGGAGTGGGGTCGGGCGAACCTCTCCGGGCTCTTCGGCCCCATGGAATGGGACCCGTGGGCCGTGTGGGCCATGGCTATGTTTGTTGCCCGGCGTGGGGAGGACGGCCTTCCGCTCACTCGCGACCTCGTTTTGCAAGTCCCGCGAGGGTGCGGCAAGACGCAGATCGCCGCCGCGCTCGCCGGCTGGAGCCTCGAGCGGGCGTGTCGCGACGACAAGAAGGGCGTCGAGATCGTCATCCTCGCAACCCTCCGCGACAAAGCCGTCGACGTGATCCGCCGCCTCGAGGGGATCCCCAATTGCAAGTCCAAGGCGTGGAAGGTCATGGGCATTAACGGCGCCCGGCCCGCAACCCTTGAGGCGTCGGCTGGCGCGATCAAAGCGGCCTCGTCCACGCCGCAGAATGCGGACGGGATTAGCCCCTCGCTCGTCATCCTGGACGAAGCAAGCCGCATGGACGAGACGTTCAACCGCGCCCGCTCCAGCACCATGAAGGTCCCCTGGAGCCAGACGCTCGTCATCACGACGCCGGACGTCGACCAGTACCACACGCCATACGGGGCCATGCTCCGCACGATCGAGGAGGCGCTCGACAACGGCAAGCCGCTCCCGCTCGGGACGCTGGCGGTCATGCACCAGGCAGACGCCGAGGACGACCCGTCGAACCCGCTCACCTGGGCAAAGGCGAACCCGGCGCTCGGCATCCGAATCCAGCCGGCTGAGTACGAGCGGCGCCTCTGCGAGCTGAACGACCCGAAGCAGCGCGAGGAGTTCTACACGCAATGCCTGTCGACCTTTACCAATGACCTATCCGCCGCCATTCCGATCCAGTATTTCGACGAGTGCGTCGACGATTGGGACCTCGAATCGGTGCGCGGCTTGCCAGCAATGGTCGGCATTGACTTCTCGATCGGCGGCTACAGCGGCGCCCAATGCGACCTTACGAGCCTCAATCTGGCCGTATGGGACGGCGTGAAATTGCGGTCGAGAAACTGGCATTGGTGGGCCGGGAGGAGCATGGCCGACGACGAGACGCGGACCCGCATGCCGCTCCGCAAGTGGGAGGCGGAGGGGTTCGTCCGCAAGTCCGGCGAGGTGATCAACCTCGACGACGTGCGCGACGTGGTCGCCATGGTGGCTCGGACCGTCGACCTGAAATTCATCGTCTGCGACCCCGCCGCCGGCCAGGCGGGACGGGTCCAGCGGTGGGAGTCGGAGTACGGGTGGCCCGTGTCCAGGGCGCCGCGGAGCGCGGTCTACATGGGGTCCGCGTGGGCCATCTGGCAGGAGTTCGTCCGCGGCCGGCGCATCGCATTTCACACGGACCCGGTCCTGCGTGGAGCGATTGAATCGAGCAAGACCGAGACCGGGCCGACCGGACTCGTCACCGTTCGCAAGAGTACGGAACGCTCCAACAACGACCCGCTCATCGCATGCATCGTCGCCATTAAGGCGATGAACGATCGCGAGATGCTCTCGCAATCCATGTACGGCGCGGACGCCAGCCGCATCGCCTTCTAGCAATCTCTGCGGGAGTCCCACGGAAGGGACTAGACAACGCTGCCGCAATACTTGCAAATGCGGGCATGTCGCTCTGGTCCCGCCTTTTCAAGCGCACGATGCCCGCGATTTCGTGGGAATCGCCTGTGAATTGGTACGCCGGATCGATCGACTCGATCCCTGCCGTCCAGCGGTGCATCCACACGATCGCGTCCGACATTGCGCGATGCCCGGTCACGGTCACCGACGGCGACGGCAACCACGTCGAGGGCGCCTCGGCGGTGGACCTCCTCTCCGGCCAGGCGTGGGGCGACGTCCTCACCGGCACGGACCTCCGCCGATGGATGGTCGCTGAGACCCTCACCACGGGCAATGCGTTCGCCGTGGTGGTCGTCGACACGTCCGGCGCACCGATCGCGCTCCGCCCCATCGCCACCGCCGACGTCTCGATGCAGCAGCAGACGGACGGGACGATCGAGTGGAGCTACCAGAGCCAGCCGTTTGACTACGGCTTCGTGCTGCACTTCAAGGCGCTCCCGACGCCTGGGAATCCCTACTGGGGGACCTCGCCGCTCGCCGCCGCCTCGACCACGCTCGAGGGCCTTGCCGCCCTCGAGGCCGCGTTCAAGGTGATCTCGCAAGGTGGCGGTCTGGGGAAGCTCGCATTTAGCCACCCCGGCGCCCTCCAGCCGGCCGTCCGCGACGCCATGCGTACCGCGTTCATGGCGCAGCACGGGTCCGCCGCCACGGTCGGTACGCCGATCTTCGTCGGCGAGGGCATGAAGGTCGAGCAATTGGCGCAGACGATGGTCTCCGACCTCGCCGCCGCCCGCGCCGCCGGCGCCAAGGAAGTCGCGTCGATCTTCGGCATCCCGTCCGCGATGCTTGACGCGAGCGACGCCCGCACCCAGCCGGAGATCGCGCAGATGTATTGCAACGCGCTCCTCGGGTGGAGCGCGAGCTGGATGGCAGAGGTGACCTCGAAGCTCGCCGCGCCTGGCACCAAGGTCGCGCTCGACTTCTCGCCGATCACCCAGGGCGATTTCCGCACCGCCGGCCGCGCCTACGCGCAGCTCCTCCAGGTGGGCGCCCTCGCACCGAACGACGTCCGCGCCCGGCTCGGCTTCGCGCCGTGGCCCGGCCTTGACGAGCCGAAGCCCGTGATCTCGGGCGTGACCGACCCCAACGCCGCCGCGGACGCCGCGGCGCAGGATCAACAGGTGGACCCAAATGCGTGAGATCCGAGCGCAGCTCACCGACAGCGGCGACGGCATGATCCGCGGCTATGCGGCCGTGTTCAACAGCTGGAGCAAGCCGATTTCCGAGCGCGGCCGCGTGTTCCGCGAGCAGATCAAGCCCGGCGCCCTTAAGCCCGAGGGGAACGTGTCCCTCTGGTGGATGCACGATCAGACCGACCCGCTCGCGAACACCAAGAGCGGCACCTTGACCGTTACCGAGGACGAGCGCGGACTCGCGTTTGTCGCCGACATTGGGAACACCCAGCGCGCCAACGAGATCCGCGATCTCGTCCGCCGCGGCGTGGTCTCCGAGATGTCGATCGGCTTCGTCGTGAACCAAGACACCTGGGACGGGACGACCTCCCGCACCATCACCTCTGCACGTCTGCACGAGGTTTCCCTTGTTGAGAACGCGGCTTACAACGGGACGCTCGCCGCCGTCCGAAAGGATTCGACCATGCCCCTGAAGGAAGATCGCGCTCGCGTTGCCGAGCTGAAGAACGAGTATCCGTCCGCCAACGACGAGCGCCAGCTCGCCATCCTCGAGGAAATCGGCGAAGCCGAGGAGCGCATCGCCTCCGAGAAGTCCGTGCTCGAGGCCCGCATCAACGCGCCGGCCGTCATCACCAGCTCCAAGCGCGTCGCCTCCCCGGCGAAGGACGAGACCCGCGAGTGGTTCCGCGGCGGTTTCCGCAGCAACCGCGCCACCAGCCTGGCCATGACGACCGCGAGCAGCGCAAACACCGCGCTCGGCACCAGCGCCACCATGCCAGTCCTCTCGAACGAGTTCGTCAAGGCGCTCGACCAGGAGTCGGTCATGCGTACCCTCGCGACCGTCGAGACCCGTGGCGTCGATACCGACGTCGCCTACATCTCGACCCGCCTCACCGCGACGCTGATCTCGGAAGGCGCGGCGTACAACAAGAGCGACCTCGCCGCCTCGAAGGTCTCCTTCTCCGCCTACAAGAGCGGCGTCTACACCGACATCACCGAGGAGGCCCTCCAGGACACCGTCTGGGACCTCGCGTCCAACGTCGTCCAGGAACACGGCCGCGCTCACGGTCGTCTCTGGGAGGGTTACTACGCCACCGGCGACGGTAGCTCGAAGCCGAAGGGCGTGTTCTCCGAGTCGTGGTCGACGTCGTACACGACGGCCGCCACCGGCTTGCCGACCGTGGAAGACCTTGTCGCCGCGGCGTACAAGCTCAACCCGGCCTACCAGCCGTCCGCGTCATGGTTGATGAACCAGGCAACCTGGGCAAACGTCGTGTCGAAGTCCACGAGCGGTAAGTACCTGCTGAACGGCGAAAACGGGAACATCCTCCGCGACGGCGCGGTGGCCCTCTTCCTCGGCCGTCCGGTCTACATTTCGGAATTCGCCCCGACGGCTGCGACCGCCGGAACGGTCTCCGTTCTCTTCGGCGACTTCAAGCGCGGCTACCGCATCGTCGACCGCGCCGCGGTCACCTTCACGGTCGACGACATGTCCCAGGCTTCGAGCGGCCTCGTCCGTTACTCGAGCCGGATGCGGTCCGATGCCAAGGGCATGGACCTCTCCGCCGTCTGCAAGGTCGTCATCAAGACCTGATCCCGCCCCATCGCCAGCCGGGTGGGCGCCCCTTCGGGGGCGCCCATCCCGGACTGTGAGGACCCATGGCAACGAAGCCGACCGTCGCAGAGGCCAGAGGGTGGCTCAAGCTCACCCACACGCAGGACGACGCGCAGCTCACGCTCGCGCTCGCCGCGGCGTGGAACGAGTACCAGGCGGCTACCGGCCGGCTCGAGGCCGACCTCACCGATGCGGAGAAGGTCGCGCTCCTCGAGCGCGTGGCGAACCTCTACGGCTTCCGTGGTGACGACTCGGTCGGTCCGTCGACCTGGTACGTCGACACGATCCGCCGCATGAACAACCCCAACAGCGTGGGCTAACGATGGCAGGATGCGGCTACTGGCGCGAGCGATACAACTACCAGACACCGACGACCACGATCGACGGTGCAGGGCAGGGGTCGACCGCGTACGCCGATGTCGTGATCGGATTGGCTGGCGTCGTGACGCCGAACCAGCGCGAGGTCATGGACGACATGGGTATGTCCATTCGTACCGATGTCGTCATCGAGACGGCATGGGACCCGAATGTCTCGTCCGTTGGCCGACTCATCGAGATGTCCTCCGGGACCATCTACAACATCATCGGCGTGGTGGACCCTGACGGCGGCAAGCGCCGCCGGCTGCGCATCACCGCCGCCAACATGGACGGCGAAACCGTGGAGCCTGAGACGTGATCAAGGCCTCACTCCATGCCCTCGAGGTCAAGGCGAAGCTCCTCGCCATGAGCGACAAGGCGCGAAACAAGGCCTTCCGAAAAGTGCTCCGCCAGGCGGCGCGCCCGGTGGCTACCGAATTGCAGCGCGGCTGGGCAAAGGCCAAGCGCCGCGGCGGACTTGTCACGGGCGAGATTGCCGACGCCCAGGAATCTCGCATCAAGTTCCGCAAGCGCACCGGCCAAGCCACGCTCGAGATCGGCACCAACTACAAGCGCGGCGGCTACGCGAAAATCTGGCACATCCTTGAGAACGGCTTCAAGCACTACGGCAACAGTTCGACGTACACGACTATGGGCGACGAGGCAAACAGCCTGAAGCGCCGGCGGGAAGTGTTCCGCGAAGAGGTCGCCAAGGGCCTTGGCGGCTACAAGGGCAAGAGCAAAGCCGACCGCATTGCGATTGCGAAGGCATCGACTGCCGCGTGGCAAGCCAAGATGCCAGGCGCTGACTCGACCATCGGTCGCGCTGCAAGCGCCAAGAGCGCCCGGCGTGAAGCTGCCCGCGCCAAAGGCGCGAACCGCACCATCCTCGGCCGCAAGATCTCCCGGCCGATCGCGGCAAAGTGGGCGCCGAAGCTCGGGCAGATTGCCAAGGATCTCCTCGTCGCCGAGATCATGAAGCCGGTCAAGAAGAAGGGCGGCAAGAAGTGAGCGCCACAACTCTCCCCCAAGCCATCTACGACCAGCTGAACGCAGCGACGACGTACCCGGTCTCCTGCGAGCTGCGACGCCAGGGCGACCCGACGCCGGCCGTCATCTACGAGATCACCTCTTGCCGTTGGGACATGGACATCTCCGGCACGTCGACCGGAACGGGCACGGCGACCGTCCGCATCGACTGCGTGGCCGACCGGGCAATATCCGCCTGGTCGCTCGCGGTCGTCTGCCGTAACGCCCTGGACGGCACGTGGACGCAGGGAACCTACACGCTCGTCGCTACCTCCCTCGAGGTCGCGCAGAGCAGGGCGGCACCAGACGACGGGCAACCCGACGCGGAGCGCGTCGCGACCCTTTCAGCGGAATTCCAATTCAAGGAGAGCACCTAAATGGCAGCGCGAGCAATCACCGGATGGGGCGGAAGCCTCACCATCGGCGGGACGGCGATCCCGGTCCGCAACGTCACCATCACCCGCCAGGCGTCCGAGTTCAATCTCACGGCGCACGGCGATGCCAAGATGTTCTCCGGTCCGGGCCGCGTCAAGCGCGGTGGCAGCTGCGAGGCCTACGTGAATACGGCGGTGGAAAGTGCCGTCGCTGGCATCACGGAATCGCCCAACCTCGCAACCCCGGCGAGCCTCGTATTCACGGGCGCCGGAGCTGGAAGCGTCACCATGTCGGTGATCATCACCGGCGCGGACCAGACGCACTCCTCTGAAGACGCGGCGATCTACTCGATCACCTTCACCGAGACGTTGGCTCTCGCATGACGACCTCCTCCCCATCCTGGCGCCGGGTGGACCTTGACGGTGTCGGAGCCGTCGAGGTCCGCCCGGTGACCTTGCGCGACACGGTCGGCGCGGACGTCACGGACCCGTCGTTCATCCACAAGTGCGTCCGCCACGTCGGCGGCGAGGTCTACACGCAGGACGAGATCCTCGATCTCCCGGTCTCCTCGGCCAACGCGCTCGCCGCCGAGGTCATGAAGGCACGCCCTACCTCGGCGCCGAGCGGCGCCTCTGGAGACTGAATCCGACCATGGACGCCGACCTGCACCTCGCCCAGGAGGAGACGACCATGGAGCGGGTTGAGTACCTGCTCACCGTGGTCGCGTGTTCCCTTGCGGGCCAGCCGGCGCACGTCATTTGCCCATGGCGCCGTCGCGGCGTGGAGGGGTTCCTCCAGGCGGTGAACCGTGGCTAGTGCAGACATGAAGGCAGTCATCACGCTCACCGCCGACGCATCGGGCGTCTCGGTTGGCGTCTCAAAGGCGATGAAGAGCCTCGAGGACCTCCAGGCGGGGGTCTCGCAACTGCGTTCTCTTGCGGTCGCCGGCATCCTTGCGAACGTGTTCCGCGGCCTTGCAAGCGGGGCAATGGACGAGCTGAAGCGCCTCGAGGACCTCGGGCGTACCTACAGCGCCGAAGGCATGAA